CAAAGACCTTCAGGTTTGCCTCGGTGTGAGAAGCGTAACTGGGAGTCAGTTCTTGCTGAGAACCTGCTTGTAGTTTACGACGAACTCTCAAGAAGTTCTGTTCGTTAAAGACCTCAGTGGAGGAATCTCTCTGCAGAATGGTGCCGTTGATAACAACATCGCTGTTGAACATGAAGTCGCCTTCAATGTAACCACCACCATCAAATCGGAAAGATCCGTAGTCATTACTTTGAATTTCCCAAAGACCAGTGCCACTATTCTTTGCAAAGGTTGGTTCATCAGTATCTTCAAAGTGAACAGCACCAGCAACGTTCAGAGTGCTATTTGCATCAACAGCACCAGTAATAGTAGTTGCACCAGTAACACCCAAGGTGCCAGCAATAAGAGTGTTACCAGTTGCAGCAGCAACGTTGAACTTATTAGTATTGACATTTAAGTTATTGGTGATGTCAACAACACCAAAGAAAGATGCATTACCTGTTGTGCTTTGAAGTTCGATACGAGTTGTACCAGAACCATTGTTCAATTGCAGGGTCTTAGATGCACCCTGAAGAACGATGCTATCATCGAAACGAGAAGTGCTAGTGACACGCAGTGTGCTATCAACATCCAGAAGACCACCGATATTGACTGCACCAGTAATACCAACACCACCAGCAACTACCAAGTCACCAGTTGTATTAGAAGAAGATGCGGTTCCAGTCGTTAACTTAAGGTTACCAGCAATAATACCAGAATCAGTACCAGTAAAGACTTCAGAGGTATTTGTAGCAGCGTGGAGGAAACGATATCCACCTTCATGACCACCTAGGTCAGTGTATCCAGTATCCCAACCATAGAAACCTAAACGTGCTTCAGAATCATAATATCTAAACTCAACACCACGATCTTTGTTGTCATCGGATGAAGGAGCAGTGTCACCACCAAGAGTAATGATAGGATCATCAACCTGTAAGACAGTTGAATTGACTGTTGTCGTTACACCATCAACTTGAAGGTCACCCCAAACACGAACCAAACCAGTTACGGCACGATCATCGCCAGGGTCAAGATTCATCGTCGCATTAGTTGTGGCGATGTAATTAGATTGGAAGCGTGCATCTTCTACATGGACTTTACCTGCAGCATCAGATGCACTAATCTGAACAGTATCTTCAGCAGTGACGATAATATTGCTAGTTCCTGAACCAGCATTTGTTGTCAGAATACTAAAGTTTCTATTATTAGCGGTATTCTGAGTTAACTGGAAGGTAAGGTTACCATCCCCAGTCTTATCCAGTGTCTGAGCAACAGCGCCGTCAAGAGTAATGTCAGGATCAGAGAAGTACGAGCGTACATTGATATCAATCTCGCCAGCTCCGCCGTCCCCTGTATTATTAGCGCCAAACAGAAGATTACCGCTCGTATCATTAACTTTGACGTAGTTAAGATAATTGAATCCTCTGTATCCAGTGGTGCTAGTAAGTTCTTGATCAAGTTCAAAATCTTCTTTTGTGTTTCCATCAGCAAAAGAAATTCTATTATTTTGTAATTGTGTATTGTCTACGCCTAATGCAGCGATGGTAACGTGCCCGTTGCTGTCAACATCGAAATCTTCCTGTGCAAAGGAAGCCAGTCCCTTCTGTTCCGTTGCTTCAGCCGCGAGGTAACGCCATGATCCAGAATCACCACTGGAATGAGTAGGAGCACCAGCACCAGCATTAATGTCCGCAATTGCTTGGTAAACCTTTGATGCATTCTGGATGATTGCATACCTAGAATAAGCAGTCCCTGCATCATAGTTAGCATACTTACTACCCTCGGTAGCAGTAGCGATAGGCACATTTGTTGCACTTGTTAAACGACCATATTGGTCAACTGTAAATTTTGTAGCGTTTACAGTTTCCGTACCAAAAGGTTCGTTGTTACTACCAACAGCAGAAACCGATGTAAGACTTTCAGTATTATAGTTTCCAACTACAACAGCAGTAGGAATAAGATTAATAGTAGGATCACCTGCGACACCAGAGCCATTATCAATTTGAATTGTAGTGGGAGTTCCAAGAACACTTCTGGTAACCATATTACCAGCACTTGCCCTACTGATAAAACCAGTTGTGTTAAGACCAGCAACAGCAACCAGGTCAAGGTCATATGGTTGTGCAGACTGACCTTCTACAGTTCCGTTGAGGTTATAATCTGCAAGAGTAGAAGGATTTGAAGCATTAATAATTCTACCTTTTTGGTCAACTGTAACTTTTGTGTAAGTTGCAGTTATAGAAGCATCACCTGCATTGTAGTGAGGAAGAGATGAAAGTCGAGTTAGTTCGGCAACTAAGTTGAGGTTAGTAGAACCATCGAATGTTCCAGAAGCACTAACATCAGTTGTTAACTGAATCTGACGAGTTGTAGATAATCTCTGTGCCGTAGAAGCATTACCAATAAGAGTTGCGGTAATCGTACCCGCAGAGAAGTTACCATCCGCATCTCTCTGTACCAGAGTATTTGCAGTTGCGGTGGTTGCCTCAACAGGTCGAGAATATCGCAGACTATTCCACGCACTGACACCATCACCGATCTTAAATCGACCCGTGTCAAGTTCTACTCCCAGTTCACCTTGTGCCAGAGTTGGGTTGGAGTTGACCCATTCCTGAGCGCCACCTCTTCTTAATTGAATTCTATTTGCCATTTTTTACGACAACTCGATAAGATTATGCTTCCAAGTTATTTATGTCATTAAAAAGGGGGCAATCGCCCCCAGTCTCATTCTGCAGTCTCTTCTTCAACTTCGTCGGGAGGATGTGACATGGTTTCCTCAGGGTTATAGTATTGAAGAGTTTCAATAGCACCTTGAAGCTTTAGTGCTGTTACTTCATTTTCTCTAATTTTGGCAGAGAGTTGTTGAGTCTCTGCTTGAATTGCTTTGAGTTTATCCTGAAACTGCTGCAGCATCTCAGGTTGAGAAACTTTTTCAATCGTCATAATTTAAACCTTTTTGTTTTTGGACTAACGTTAGTAAGAGCGATTTGATATCACCCATTTCAGATTTTAGCGTATCAACGTCATTTTGTAAAGTCTTTTGTCTCTCCTTCTCTCTCTTTTCAGCTTCGACACGGAGCATGTACTTTTCATATTCACTTTTACTGACAAGTTCAATGGAACCAGACTCTTCGTCCATCTTCCATTGATCATGTCCTTCAATATTTAACTTAGTCATTATGAGGCAAGAGCGATAGCACGTAAATCTTGAATTACAGGTGAGTAACCCTGGTTGGCGGAAACAAACAGAACCTTGATTTGATACTGCTTGAACTTGAGTCCACTGACTTCAAATTCATATTCCTTAAACTCTTCAACTTCTGTTGCAGCAGGGATGCCGTCTTCTGGATCTGGGAAGAATTCATATCCAAAAGTATCAATGGAGTCGTTAGAGTCATCAGGCAACACCCTATATAGCACCTTAATTTCGGTGTCAACTGGGCGGTATGCCGTAAACATCAATTTGATAGAACCAGAGGGGTTTGTCAGGTTAGCAATCTTAGAAATATAGACTGCTTCATGAGGATCACCCTTCGCAAGTCTAGCATCATTAGGAGTGCTTGGTGAGTTGATTCTGTTAGAAGTTGTAATGATAGAGAATCTATCAGTATCAACAACAGGACTCAGGTTATCAACGGTTGTTTCAAGAGTCAAGTCCATTCTAAATGACTTAGCACCTGCTAATTCATTCTGTTCATTGATTGCAGAAGCAATCATCATAGGAGTTGTGAAGTAATTATCTTCTTCAAGATCGATATCAAAGAACTCACCAGTGTTAACAAACGAATTTTGCAGCAGATTTTCACCATCATTGATAGATGTTGCAGAAATCATATTGGCACGAGCAGAAATACTCGTCTTAGGTAAGATCATCGTCTTAACAGAAGGTGCAAAGATGCTGAACATGATGTTCTTAGTTGCTGTGATATTTTCACCACCACCAAGAATACCTTGAGATGCGATCTTACCAGTTTCGATTTCGTAAGTATCGAGAGTCGGATTCAAAATACCAGTATGAGTCTTATTGATAAGAGTCAATGGAACACCATCTAAGTTGTAGCACTCTACTTCAATTTCACTTGCATGACTTGCTGCAGTAGTACCAGAACTTCCACGACCGCCAGACTTGATAGTAATAGTCTTACCATCATTGCTAATTCCTTCATATTGCATAATTTCATCTTCGATCTTCAGGAATCCAGGATTATCTGTACCGATTGCAAGACCATTAATGATTTTATGGAATGCCGAAGCGTCATTAACAGAAAGTGATAAAGTTGATGCATCAATAGATGCCGTCAATGCAGTATTTGCAATCTCAGAAATTACACCATCGATAATGACATTATTGTCAACATCATGCATACCATGGTTATCTTGATATACCCTAACTCTCTTCTGAGTAGATGAGAAGTTAATAGTAGAATCAATAAAGGAATCCGAAATCGCACCAGATTCTACAGCGTCACCAGCATAAGTAATTGCTACACCAGTGTCATGTGCTCTAGTGGTATTAGACTGAGAACCAGTAATATTCTCACCAGCGGTGAATGGTTTTGAAACATATCTCAATTCCAGAACACCTGTTCCTGCATTATATGTTACTACTTCTGCAGTAGCGCCTGAAGTTGCACCAGTAACTACTTCACCATCTGCGGTGCTTGTAGCAGCAGTGTATGATCCACTACCAGTTGTTGTGATAGTTGCCGTAGTCTTAGATGATACAAGACGATAAGTAACGTCAGAACCAGTGTCTTCACCTTGCTGGAATGTACCAGAAACATCCTTAACAGACAGAATTACGCTACTAGCATCAGTTGTAATCGCTGTAATTGTACCCTCTGCCAGAGATGTCTTTTGATAAAGTCTAGCACCGATAGTATAGGGAAGTGTGTTTGAGTTCAGATTGAGACTGAGTTCAGGATTAAGAGTTTCAATAGCATCAATTTCAAGATCATCAATGCCATCATTACCCTCTTGTAACTCAGTATTATTCAGAACCAGTCTGCCCGCTTGTCCAGGAGTAAACTTCGCTCTATAAATCTGGAACTTCAAGTCTTCATACTGGTCAGCAGTCCAAGTAGATGCGTTCTGCGATTTAAACAGAACACCAGCATAAGGTTGTTCTGAGATTGTTCTATCACCTTCAATAGTTTGATCACCCATTCTAGAGATCCAAACCTGATATTCATTAGAGTCAGAGAACAACGCGAAGCAGTGTTCAATAGACTGAGGAATGAAGATAGGTGCTGGGAACGTGAATCTGGTAGCAACAGCACCAGTTTCAGAGATGTTTACATCATCAGGTTCAACTGTGATATCAGCAAACGGCAGAATCGTAGTGGTAGGATAACCATTTTCCATGGTTCTGATCTGCATGTTGATAGGTACTCTCGAATCTTTACTACGGAAGTAAACATCAACACTGGTGATAAACATACCACCTTTCGCATTAATAATGAAGGATTGTGCCAAGGGATCCCACCAACCAACCTGTCTGGTTGATGTTCTTGTAGAACGAACTGTTCTACGCTGAGTGACTGTATCTCTAACAATTGCAGCGTTTCTAACTGCAATGACATTTCTACGGATTCTACGCAGGGTTCCTGATGAGGTGAATTCAACTTCACCCGCCGATGCTGTTGCACCTGGGATCCTACTATCAGCAGGTTCAGATGTCATTCTCAGAGTTCTAGTACCAGTTCTCCAACGTGGATTATTATCTTTACGGGGTTGTGGAATAAAGAAGTTACCTCTGTACTTGCCATATCTGTCAGTGATATGTCTACGACGCTGTACAACAGCACGAGCGCCAGAAGTCATACCGATCAGAACTTCACCAACCTGCATGTTGCCGCGATAGCGACCATTTCTTCTACCACGCATTGCTAATGCAGCAACGTTATGATTGATGATATTTGTATTTGCAGAATACGAACTTGGAAGTTCGGTATCATCATAAGGGTTGTATGCAACACCAGTAGTTGATCTGTACCAGTTGTTGGGTCTCAGACACTTGAAACGGCAATTACTTCTACTACCTCTAATCATCTCTCCAGGTTGGAATGGAGTAGAGTTAGTTCTATTATCTGTTGCGGGGTTCTTAATAACCTCAATAATCTTAGGTGTGACGTAATTTGTGATCTTCTTTCTACCGAAGAAAATATAGAATCTGGTTCTAGGTTTCATTCTAGTTGCCGTGATTCTAATATTTCTAGATCTCATCCAAGCAATTGATGTCTGAGACACCACACTATCACCCAGATTACGGCGTTGAATTCTAGGAACAACTCTAGTTCTGATACCAGTTCTTACCTGGCGTCTGGTTGTTCTAACTGTTCTTCTCTCCAGAACTGCACGTCCTCTACCCCAAGCAGAACGACGACCAGAGTTCCATCTTCTTCTACGAATTCTTCTTCTACCTCTCCAGGTAGTTCTCCAAGAGTTCCACTGAATAGGAGCAAAACCTCTTCTATTTGCACGAAGTCTTCTACGAGTTGCTAAGAAGTTACCTTCAATTCTAGTAACTCTTGTAGGTAATCTTCTAGTAGATACCCAATCATCAGATGCAGGAAGAAGAACAACGTTACCAATAAACGCAAAGACGTTGAATGGGTTGACGTTTTCAACACGAGATGCATATGGTTGATCAACAATAACTTCTTCAGTATATGGAAGAGTTACAAGGGGTCTATCACTTCTATCAGAAGAGTCATCATCACTATCATCACCCTCTTCAATATAATCTACATTGGAACTAAGAGTGTCATTGATTTCCAGTGGGAAATTAGTTGTGAAGTGTGATGCACGAGCAATACCATCTTCAAAGTCTAAAGCAGCATTAAAGTCTTCATTTTCAGTATCAGACTTAGAGTGATCGGTGAAGTCATCAACAATGAAACCATTCTTCAGTCTACTCTTTCCGTCAGCATCTAGAACTTCTGTATTGATAGTATCAGACTCCAGCATGTTGAGAGAGGTGTAATACTCAACCTGATCAAGTCTCTTTTCTAAAGCACCGATGTCGCGCATAGTGTAACGCTTATTATCGGTCTCTTCAATCTCCACATCTTCATCGGGATCGAAACCATAAGGTGCGTATGTCAGAGTTGCCAGCAGCATACCAGTCTCAAGATCGTCGGGATCTTCAGGATTTTCTGCAGGGATACCCTTAACAATCTCAAACTCGCCATCTTGATCTAAGAATACTTTATCAATTCTACCGATGTACCAAGAGAAGTCACATCTAAAGTTGGAATTATCTTCAGGAATATCAAGCAATGTTGCAGAAGGAGAACCTGAAGTTGGGAAGACTCTAGATTTAAAGTCCAAACTAGAACATGTAATATAAGCAGGATCTGCTAACGTTCCAGAACCATAGTTGTAAAGGTTTGGAATACCAGGACGGAAGTCCAAGAAGTCGGACAAATATTGTCCTTCATAGAATGGAATGTCAGTGTAATCAATATTTTGATATGACTGACCAGCAAAGTAATCACCACCAGCACCATGAGTAAAGTAATCCATGATTACCATAATCTTTCTGATGGGTTTAACAACACCTTTATTTCTCAATAAGGTTGCTGTTCTATACATGTAGTTGGTTTGACCAGTGTATAATGAATATCGATCAGTAATAACTTTAGAACCTACGATAACAGACGTTGCCGAATCATCAATGATACCGCTGATTGCTGTACCATTACTATCAACACCAGTTACAGTTTCACCAATCTGGAATGTACCATCCAGAATGACCATACTAAGTTTTAATGTAGAGGAGTTAAAATCAATGACTCTACCAGTTGCATTTGAAGTGGAACCAGTTACAACAGTACCAGTTGCAAAGAAAACAGGTTCAACCAGAGTAACAGAAGGAACAATAGGATCATTCTCATCGTCAGATTCATAGATTGCATGAATCTTGTATGCATCAACAACACCAAGAGAGATCTCAGCATCTTCAATTCTAGTACCAAAGATGTTGGAATATGCAAGATTGTAAAGGGGACGATCTCTGTCTTCAATAGTTCTTACAACTTTATGACACCACATCTTCTGGAGTGTCTTGGTTTTCTTTTCAGTAACGTTTTTAGAGATAGTTGCAGTGATCTTAACGCTGGTAATATTTGTTAAGTTTGCAATTGTAATAGTGTTTTGATCTGCATTCAGAGTGGTATATCCAATGGTAGAAGCGTTAGAAACACCAGTCAAGATAGGAACATGACTACCTACAGGATATGTGCCATTAGAACCAGCAAGAACTGTACAAGTTACATTTGTATTACTAATACTCTCAAATTGTTGATTGTCAGGAAGAGTTTCAGAGACAGAATCACCAGCACCTGCCTGAACACTCTTAGCATCAAAAGTTCTTCTTACAATACAAGATTCATCAGAAATAGAAGCAACATATGACTTAGGCATTGGAGTCAGAAGATCTGCATTATCAAGATCTTCAAGTCTTGCTCTCTTTCGGATCAAACTATTATAAGTTCCTGCAGCAGGAGCAGCAGCACCAGCACCAGGAGTTACATTGACTTCCTGATTACCAAAATTAAAGATGGTGCTAGGGTTGCTTGAAGAAAGGTTAGCAGGAGTAACTTTATCTACATCAACAAATTTATCAGCATCAAAGAAGATTCTATCACCCGCTCTTAAGTCTGTTGCAAAGTTAGAGTTAAGACCAGTAATTTTTTCAGATCCACCAGTTGCATCGTAAGTAAAACTAGTACCTTGAATGTTTAATTGATCTTTGAGTTCTAAATCTGCAGTAAATTCAACTACACTAGAACCTTCATCTCTGGCAGCAAGTTGTCTAGCATCAGACAATCTATACTCATATACTTTTGAAATAGTATCTTTATCAAGACCATCAACAGTGATCATTTCACCTTGCTGGAATGAACCTTCAATTTCATAAACATCCAAGTGGTTTGCCGAAGTGATTGCATCGACAATGTAACCTTGAGTTCCAGAAGACTTACCAACAACTTTAGAACCAGCAGCAATGGTTTGATTAGTTGCTAACTGAATTCTAGTGAACATTTGAACATCAAACAAATAAGTACGATACTTATTATCTGCTTGTGTTGCAAAATTACCATCAGTTGCATCTACAAATTGCTGACCTGCAGTTCTAGCAAAACCAATTCTATTTCCAGAGATGTCTCCAGGACTTGAAGTGAACGTATCATATAATTCAACAACCTGATATGCATTAGTGAGACTATCACCAGAAAGATTAGGAGTACCAAAAGTATTGTTTACATCATTATAGTTACCTAAACTACATGAGACAATAGAGTTCTCTTTTGAAAGAGTAGTCCTAGGTTTGATAACATCAACATATGTTGGAGAAATCGTAGATACTCTATAACCCTTAACATATGCAGTACCAGGACCAAATTCAATAGTAAATAAATTTTCTGCAGCAGTATTTTCACTTTCAGTAGTTTCACCAGCATCATAAACACCATTGTTGAAACCATCATCAAGACATTCTCTGACAGCAATATCAAAGTCTTGAACTACGTAGTCACCAGACTCTTCATAAGTTCTAAGTGCAAATGTTTTTTCCAGTTCATCATATGCACTTCTAGTAAGAATCTCTTCTACAACTTCACCATTAATACGCAGAAGTTCAATAAAGTCTTTGTCGGCGTCATCGTCTAGAAGTTTCTTAACTAAGTTTGTTGTGATTCTAAATCTATGAGAACCAGGAGCAGCATAGTTAGATGTTCCAGCAGCGTTATCGTTAAGACTAAGGTCGTCTTCTGGGGTAACAATAGACTCAAGAATTTCGAGTCCAATTCTGTATGCGGGAGTCGATCCATATTGATCGAGAAGAATATATTGATAAGGTACGTCTACAAAGAAACCGCGAATGTAGTATACACCTTCCTGAACATATGCAACAGAACCAACCTGTAGAGCATCGGTTGGAAGTAATTGAGCAAAAGGAGAACCAACTTCAATCAGAGTAGTACCAAAAGTGATTTCCGTATCGGTAATCAACTGCTCATTGTTTTGGAAAGTCGCTTGTGATGCTACAGCTTCTTCATCAGCAGTAGCAGTATCATCACCAGATGTCAAATACTTAACATATAAAGTGATGTAACCCTTCGTAGAGTTTGTTCCAGAAAGGGTGAATAAAACTTTTGCACGAACACCAGTAGTAAGACCTTCAATAATCTTGCCTTCAAGTTGTGCTCTATAATCTTCAACATTAGCACCCAAGAAGGATTCTTGAAGCAGGATTGCATCAACGTTTAAATCGTAACCAACTTGACCAGGGATAACCATGGCACCCTCTTTAAAGAGGTGAGATCCCATATTCTCAACCTGATTCTGCAGAATGCTCTGCATCGTAGTAAGTTCTCTCGCCTGAATCGGATACCCAGGACGGAACAATACTCGATAAAAATTCTTGTCCTTATCGAAATCGTCGTAATAAGGTGTGACGTTTAAGTTGGTATTTTGTGCCATTAGAATTCGATTACGATTTTGATGTCTTCTACCTGGTCGTTTGCACGACTAATTGCTCTTCTATTATCTATATAAACAACCTGACCGCTGTTTGACTTGATTTCAGGTTTCGCATAACCATTATTAAACTTCATACCCAAGTCATACTCGGTGTTGTTGATTGTCCTAGAAGACGAGTTAGGAACTTCTGGGAAAGCAACATCGGGTTGACCAGCAGCACCAGAAGTAGCGCCACTAACAACGTTAGATCCATCAAACTCATTCTGTGTACCAGTAACTTCTGGGAAGATACCATCAACAGAGTTCTGATAATACTTCAGAACTTTAGTTGTAGGATTCCAAGAAACAACACGACCGCGAGCAGTGACGTTTGTACCACCGACAACACGAGTTTGTGTGATAATTTCGTCAGGAACGTAGTTACCTTGGAAAGTTGGTGCAAAGATAATTGCCTTTGCCGCAGAAACTGTAAGATCAGAAATCAACTCTTCAGTACCAAACTTCAGAGGATTGGTGATCAGACCGATACGACGATAGTCGTTATCAATAGGGAAGTCACCAGCACCTTCATCGTAAGAAAGTTTTGCATTGATCATAACTCGGAATGCACCAAGTTCAACAACAGATTCTGCACCATGTCCACTTGGAGGTGGAATGACCACATCAACTTCACCAGCGGTTCCTGTACCAATACCAGTGATTGCACCGATACTAATTTTACCAAAGGTATAACCAGTACCACCAGAGGTAACTGTTGCAGCGGTAATTTTACCACCATCAACAACAATAGAAACACGACCACCAGTTCCGTCACCATTAATAGCAACGTTATCATAAGTTCCGTTGTTATAACCAGAACCAGCAGAGTTAATTACAACTGTATCAATTTCACCAGCAACAGCGTTTGTTCTAACTGCATCATTAGTGAAAACTGGCATGTAATCACTAGAGAAGAACTTCAGAACTGAAGCAACTGGAATAGTGTACATATACTTCCAACGATATCCATCACCAGTAGTAATAATAGATGTAGAAGTACCAGTAGGTTCAATAGTTGAGGGTTTTCCGTTAGGATCGGAAGGTGACGTTCCGTTGTAAATGCACTTGTATACTTGATACTGAGAGTTTACAACATAAAAGTCAGAATCATAAAGTTTGGTAGCACCAGAGGAAGCAGTCTTGGAAGGAGAGTAATCATGACGATACATGTCATAAGTAAAACCCAAACCACCAGTAGTTTCTTCAGGAGAAACCCAGTCAATACGACGAACAACTTGAATAGTATCCGAAGCAAGAACACGCTTCAGAGAAATCATATCATCGTATGAATTGGAAAACTCTGAGAAAGAGTCTACCGCTTGAGGTGGAGAGTTTTCATTATCCCAACTCTGAGGTCGTCCAATAAACAAATATACACGATCTCTAGAAGTACCTGCTACATCGTCGCTTTGCGTTGCAACAGGACCTTCCAGAGATTTGATGAATTTTTTCGCAGAAAAAATCCTAAATTGATCAGTTAATAGAGCTGCCATTTCCTAAGGGATTATTGTCCTCTTGTTTATTTATGAGGGTTACGAGCGGACAATTGTTTGATAATCGACGCTCTTAATTCTATAACGCGCACCACCCGTGCCAAGAATGTCTTCTCCGCCTAAAATTGCATATGCTGTAGCACCACTACCAGTGGTGTCTCCCGATGCATTGGAGAATGTAATTGTCGGGTGAAGATTATATGTACCATCAATTGTTTGGGGAATTCCATATCCACCATTAGTGATAGTGAGTGATGCAACCTGGTCTCCTGCCGATGTCATATTGACTGTTGCGGTTGCTTCAATATCTCCTGTATTTTCAATAGCAACTGTAGGTACTGCGCTATAGTTAGTACCAGCACTTTGAATAAAGAAGTCTACAATGGTTCCTTTATCAGAGAACTCATACAAGAATCCATTGACACCAACATTAGTATCACCAGTGTTATATGGTGTAACATCTTGAACAACGAGAACTGAATTTACAGGATCCCAAGAAACAACTGTTGCCTGAACACCAGAGGTTTGACCTGTGATAACTTCATTGACACCATAGTTTTGACCATTTGAATTATTAGGATCCAACTGGATAGTAAGAAGTCCAACATGAGGAACACCTTCTGACAATCCACCAGCGGTGACGATAGTTGCATATTTGAATGGAATAGAACCATCTTTGATATTGTCACCAACTTGGAACAGAGTGGTATTCGTACCGCCCTGAGTTTCTTCAATACCATATTTAGAGTCTCTTCCATTTTCACCAGGTTCGCCAAGAACGATACCACCATCCAAATTAATTTGAGATTCGTAATCAGTACCAGTGTTTACAAGATCTGCAATGCCATCACCTAAGAATGTTCCAGGATTATTTGGATCCTCATTTTCATCATTATCTTCAAACACACTATTTGCAAGGGTGCTTAATGGATTTGTTAACAGACTAATCTCTGATCCCACTTCCGTGAGAATAACATGAGGCAATTGTGTTGCATTACTACTATTATATAATCCAGCATCAAATTGAACGATGCTATCTTCGGTTGATGGGATACCAGCATCAATGAAAGCAAGTTCATCAACTTCAAATGTAACCAGAAGTTCTTTGGTTGATGGATTCCAATCATATACCTTAGCAACTTTGTTATTGGAATTTTCAACTCTACGAATTACTCTATCACCAACATTAAAGTTGTATGTGGAAATGCCATTAGCATCAACCTGAACATTATCTAAGATAACACGTTGATCATAATTAAAGTTAACACCCCTAGTCAATCCAGAAAACTTACCAGCAGACTTTGTTGTATATGCAATGGTTTCAGTTCCCAGTAAGATTTCACCAGATCCAGGGAATGCACTTGTATCAGAAACAAAGATATCAGTATCGTTAGCAGCGACATTTTTTGTAATGCCAGTCAGGTATCTAATTCCAGAGTTGAATGCCTGTCTTGCTCTTGTTTTTCTCTTCAGATTTACAATCTTAGTGAAGATAATATTTGGTGGGGATGTATATCCCTGACCAGGGTCTGTGATTGTAATACCACTCAGTTGACCCTGGTTGATATTTGCAATTGCTTTTGCTCCACTACCACCACCTCCACTAATCAATACGAAAGGTGCTTCTTGGTAAAACTCACCAGGATCAGAAACACTAATACTAGTAACCTTACCTGTTGGATCGACATTAGCTGCACCAGAAGCACCCTGTCCACCACCACCTTGGAAAATAAGATTTGGTGGAGTTTGATAACCAGATCCTGGTTCTAATAAAGACAGACCTGTAATAGTTTGAACAACAGCACTACCTACAGCACCAGATCCTTCACCACCTAAAATCTTTACATTTGCAGAACCAAAATAATTATCACCTTTTTGTGTCATTCTGATATATGAGACTTCTCCAGAATCAGTCAGAACTACATCACCTTTTGCTTCTGTTGGGAAGACTTGAGCAAATGCAGGAACACTATCTCCCTCAAATATAGGAGAACCATAAAAAGTCGGACCAATAGCATAAGGATATGCTGGATTACCACTGCTATCTTCGGTCATGAAGTAAGCATATGTTCCGTTAGGATACTCAGGAGTAACGGCAAACTTACCATTATGTTCATCTAAAGTACCAACACTAGAATCGTAAATATAATCTTCTACTAAATCTCCGAGAGCATAATCTTCTACAACAACTCTAAGTCCAAGACCAGGAGTAGTATAACCAAAAACATATAAGTCTTGTGGAGCATCTACAGGAATCAAAATTCTCATCTCACGCTGAGCCGCAAGAGTAAATTGACTAAGGTATTGAGAATATGTTACCTGAGATCCATTAATATAATATGTTGCAAAATGAGGTTCTGAATAAAGATATGTAGTATCTCCAATAATAGGAGGAGCACCTACGTGCCATCCATCTGACTGAGTTGCAAAGAATAAGTGCTCAGAATCGTTAGACGAATCATTTTGATTGAATACGTATGTGTTGCCTCTCTTCAAAAACAAGAATGACGGACGGGAACCATCAAATAAAAACTCCCCATTAGAAATGGTTACAGCGTATGTGGTAGTGCTTTCATCACTAACGTCATCTCTAGCACCAGGTAATTCAAGAGTTGTTCTCAATCTATAAGAAGAAACTTCTCTCGCTACCGCACCACTGGAGTTGTATCCCCAAGGACCATAAATCGGATATCCATCAAAAGACATACCGATGACTTTTGAGTGTCCATCTACATGTCTACTACGATCAATAGTTGCAGCATTATTCGCATCAGATTGGTAATAATCTCTAACATAATAATCATTTTCAGGTCTCTCTTCTTCTTCTGGAGTTGTATCCAGAATCATATAACCTTCATCACCCTCATATCCAGACATATAGCGGTGATGCTGACAATAGTAATAGATTCTATTGACCTCATCCTCATTCATAATGAAGATAGCATTATAAATGTTTTCGTAGTCTGAAGCGGGAGCAGCAGATGCACCAGTGCTGTTGTAGTAAAGAGCACCATTATTTAAAGTTCCATCAGCAGTTGTACTGAACTGCATTGGATGGTTGACGTTTGTAGAATCTGACTGATTCCATTTAATTAGATAATTCTTCTTAACCCTGACATTCTCTGGTGCCATGTAGTATACACCAGGAGCAAAATCTCCAAATTCACTTGCTTCGGGACCAAAGTCAATATAGAAAATACCGTTGGTAAAGACTACAGGATCTCCACTAATAACAAAGTTAAATCCATTAGATCCAATAACTTGATCTCCACTCTCAAATGCAGATTGCACTCGTCTTAAATATATCCTAGTTACATTTCCATTATTATCTCTTACAATCTTTGCAATTTCACCATTTGCATTACCACCAATCTCATCAACAGTTCTACCTAATTCAACTGGACCTACAGTTTCATCTAATTGACTGACGTTGAGCATGACATTATCAAGTTCAACTTTAACATTCCAAGTAAATTGTTCTTGATCACCCCACTCAAAGACACCATTCTTGAGAGCAAACTCATTGATAGTTTTACTACTACCATAATAGACAATATTACCTTCAGTAATAACATCGTTTGCATCACTATTTTTTACATATGGATGTTTAATTGTATCAATTGAGAATCCAACTGTTACTCCACCATCTCCACCCCAATCAGAAGTATGAAGTAGTCCACCATTTGAAAGGATACCAGTTACCTTATCATTTTGAAAAACTCTATCACCAACAAAAGGAACGTCTTTACCGCCTCTGTATACAAAAGTCTGATTAAAAGTTCTATCTACTAAAGGACCACCGCCAGGTGCTGCCTCGGCTAATGTCCAAGTAGGTTTAGGATGATTGTCAGAAACAATTGTCAGACGATCATTCTTTACACCATTACTAATTCCAAAAACACCCGAAGTTGGAGAGTTTGGGTGTGTTTGCCAAATTCTATTAATATCAAAAGACTTAATAACATTAGGAGTCTCTTGCTGAGGTGTAATCTGAAGTCTCAGAGGATCATATCCTCTACCTCTTTCAAGAACTCTAACGTGAATAATTTTACCAGAATCTTCATCAATAATCGGATATAGAAGTGCCTCAACATCTGGAGTTCCACATCCGTCAACAGTCAACCTTGGGGGATCAGCGGGATCATACCCACTACCACCTTCTTTTACATTTACTGCACGAACACCGAAAATCTCATCAAAGATTGGTTCGATTACCGCACCAGACCCAGGAACTGTTCTTGCCATTTATCGTCAACTTACAACGTTAATAGTGCCTTGCATTGCTGCATGGATTGTACACTGATAATACAGAGTATTCGGAGCATCGAGAGGAACAGTCCAATAAAGAACATTAGTTCCACTACCACTTTGACCCGCAGTGTATGGGTTACCTGCTAACCCCTGAGTGCTTTGAATACGGAACGGATGAGCACCACCCTGAACACTATTATCAAAAGCATAAGTGAATCCTCTATAAACATAGAGATCTGGATCATTTGCTGTCGAAGAGAATCCAGGACCATTGAAAGTATAGTCCGAAGTTCCATTCGCATTCACTTCCCACCAAATAATAGGACTGCGAGTGACAATCCAATCACTTCCATTCCAGAACATGGAATCGCCTTGTGTTGGATTACCAAACTGAGCACTACTTGACATATCGCTATCACTAAGTGCAGCAAATGTAGTAGGAATAGTTCCGCTGAAAGCAATTGTAATCACATCACCAGAGATTGATGTTGTGATATCAGTTCCACCAGTAAATGTTACACTATCGCTCTGAGCGTCAGCAGTTACGCTACCAGTATCAGCATTCAAAGTCTGGAATACATTGACACTAGCAAGACCAGAATCATCGTCCGCAGGCAACCATTTGCTGCTGCTAGCATTCCACTTCAGAACTTGACCATTTGTAGGTGCAGCAGTTGTTGTATCAACATCACTCAAGATGTCAACACTAGAGTATTCAGTAACAAGTTTTGCACGCACATCACCAGCACCACCTGCAGTGATATTGATGTTTACATAAGGATTATCATCGCCATCAACAGTGTAATAATACCCTGGGTAAGTTGCTGCTGCAGGAGCACCACCAAGAGTTGTAAATTCATTTTTATATTGTACGACGCCAGCAACGTCTAATACACTCGTGCCACCATCAAATGTCGCTGTAGCGGTTCCATAACTGAGAATAATATCACCAGTGCCATTTGGATTGATATTGATATCACCATTGCTAGCACTAATGATACTATTGCCATTAACGTCTAAAGAAGAAGTCAGCGTTCCTAAGTCTGCTGGTTCAAACTGAGTACCAGTAAACTTAAGAACCTGATTCAACGCAGGACTAGATACCGACAATTGCGTGCTGCTGCCATTACCAATAGCGGTATAGAGTTCATCAAAATTGGCATTGATAATCTGCCCGCCAGCACGCAAGGTCGAACCTTGGTTGTCGTTGGCAGTTGCGCCAACGTTAATAGTCTGTTTAGACATTACTTGCTCAATTATTTTTAGTTATTTATCAGAGTTCTGGATCAACCAGTTCTTCCCCGTATTGAGAAAGATCGGGAGCAGTCCAGTCATCAGGAACAGATGTTTCAACATCGACCACAGGTGGTTGATAACCAGAACCTACTGCAGAGATCTCAATACCAGCAACACCGATTAGTGGTGTAATCTCTGCACCTGATCCTGTGATGGAAGATGCAACGATCGCGGGTTTGGATGTATATCCAGATCCACCAGCAGTGACTCGTACAGACTCAATAAACTGAGATGTAAGAGTGGGTGTCGCTGAAGCATCTCTACCAAAGACAGATCCGAGATAATCAAAGGTGATCAAAGAGTTGGAAGATTCGATGATAGCAACCTCTCTATCGGAAGTTTCACCCTGAATTCTGATGAGGTCACCAGATTCGATGGAAGGAACAACTTCAGCAGCATCAACGTCTGCCTCAGAACCAACGTAAGAGAACGCA